GTAGTCATACTACCATCTCCTTTCCTTTAAAGATGAGTAGAATAAGCAGCAGTCTGTTAGTTTTGGAACTGTGGCATTCTACCCTTGGTTACACTAGATTTGCTATTATTTGAAATAGGCATTCTAGAATCAGAAGCTGCCATTAACTGCTGATTTACAGCATCCATCATGGCGTTTGCCTTGTCCTGATAATACTCATTTCTGGCCTTTGCTTTGCCACGGGGCATCTTGGCAAGAGCGACATCCCCCCGTACAACGCAATTTTGATAGCGACCTGTATCTAAAACAGTTGCAGAGTGTAGCATCTCAGGAACTTCTTCCGGTGTTACAAATACCCAACCCTGACTCATTTTGTTTCCTACGTTCTTGTAGTCATCATCACCTTTAACGGAGATGCGTATCCAACGGAGAACCATGTCTTCATTGGTGAATCTGTCTACAACAAGATTAGGAATATCTAAAAAGTTAGGTTCAGTGTATGTGTATTCCTTGGTTTCAACTTCCCTTGTTTGACTTGCTCTGCTACTTGTTTTACTCATCTTTAAACGCTCCTTTGTTTTGTTACGCGCCTAGCCTACTGGTACATATTCACCTGCTGCTCTGTCGGCTCTTGCCTTTTCAGCAGCATATTTTTCCAGTGGTATGTTCCACTTCTGGGCTAATCTAACATCTTCCTGAGAAAGTTTAACCTTCTTTCCTTTGGTAGATGCGGTGGTTGAACTGCGCGACTGTCCAGCGACCACCTGTTGTGCAGGTTGTGAATCTGCAACTTCACTAAACTTGTGCGGAAACTCCGCTCTTATTCTCTTATCTACCTCCTGATAAAACTCTGGTGTAGATGAATCATAACCTTCTGACTTTAATTGGGCGTCAATTGTAAGAGCCGCCACTGTCATAATTTGATCTCTGTTAAACCAAGAGTTTTCTGGCTTTTGACTCCATTCAACAGCAAGAGGATCGTATTCATTTGCTTGCTGTTGCGGTACAGGTTGAGCTTGTTGTTGCTGCTGCGCCTGTGCCTGTTGTTCTCTCTGTGACAGCTGCGCCTCGTACTGTTCGATAGCCTGTCGCTGCTGACTCAGTGTTGCCAGATCAACTTGACCTTTGTTGATCAACTCTTGGGCTTCTAGCATTTTTTCCTTTTCGCCTAAGTCATAGGCATCAAGGTATGCTTTCTTTGCCATTTCAATCTGCTGCTGTAGGAGCTTCTCGTTTGTGTCTGTGTTAGACTTACTAGCCTCTACAGTGTATTTATCTCTTTCTGTCAACTGCTGAATAAGTGCTTGCTTTTCAGCTTCTGCTTTGGCAAGAAGTTCAGCTTGTTCTTTTTTCTGCTGAACCAATTGACGAATACGTTTCTCTGCGCCTTTAGTTTCAATTCCATCTAGTTCTGGAATATCTTTTTTCTCAGGCTCCGGGGCAGCTTCTACTTCTGGAACTGGTTCTGGCTCTGCACCCTCTACTTCAAACTCAACTTTATCTTCTTCTGCCTGACTAGGGCTAGTGTCAATCTCGCTCCACTCAGTTAGTTCTTCAGCAACTGCTGCTTCTTTTTCTTCTGACATTTATTTCTGCTCCATAGTTTGCGACGACTAAGATTACGCATGTAGTAGTATTATTATATAGATAACACAGTTACCCACCTAAAACAAGAGTTGTGTCTAGGTCTTCTGGGCTATCTACTTTCATTATGATTTGATCATCAAAGAGAATAAGAAGCTTGACGCCTTTGTAGACAAACTTTGTACCGCTTAACTTTTGATAACAAACATAGTCTCCAACTCGACACCACGGTCCTGCAAGAAACTTATCTTTGTCTTCGTAGGCAAGCGTTCCAACTTTGAGTACACGCCCCACCGTGGTGAGGTAGGCGATATCATCTCTGGCTCTTTCTGGGAGAATAATTCCTCCTTTGGTTTTTGCCTTAATAGTGACAGGGCGAACCAGAACGTGATAACCCGGAATCTCCGGTAGAACCTCTGGATCAGGTACGTCCCCTTCTGTAATCCATGTATCATTAGGCATTGCCCCTGCAAGTGAAGGATTAATCATCGTCTTCGTCTATCTCCATTCGTTTGTTAATAATTTCTGTCAACCTGTTATAGGACCAGTCAATACCTGAAAGTGTTCCTACAACCTGTCTATAATGGTTATAATCCTCTACTTGACCCTTTGCAAGGAAATCTTTTAGAGACTCTTGTTCTGCCTTAAAAGATTGTTTGATCTCTTCAAAAATATCCATATGACTTATTTTCTACGCGAAACCCTTCTCTTTTTCTTTGATTGTCTCTTAGCTGTTCTTTTAGAATTAGACATGGCAATGGCTACCGCTTGCTTTTGCGGGTAACCTTCTTCTCTAAGTTTTTTAATATTGGCTGAGATAGTCTTAGAAGATTTGCCGGGTTTAAGTGGCATGACAAAGTAACCTCATCTCGTCTGAAAGACTACGTGCTCTGTTATAGGTCTGCTTTGCCCATCTAGAATCCATCATCTGTTTTGCTGCTTCGTAGTAATCTTTTGGATTTTGTTTAAGAGCTTTCCACATTTTTTTAAATTTAGATACACCTGATTCACCCATCTGGTATACCATTTCTATAATAATCTCCTCTGCCTTGCAAGGTAAATTTTCTACTCCGTTCTTCTTAATAAGTCTAGCAGCACCGTCTTTGGCTTTCTGTAAATCTTCTTGAAAAAGTTTTTCCCAGCCTTCTTGATCTGTTGGGATTTCTTCTCCGGGCAATATCTTATGTCCATAACCTCCTGTAAGAAAGCCAAGCGTGTCAGTATAGGGTTTGACCATATATCCCTCATGTTTCTTTATTCTTTCTTCTAAAGTTTTCATCGACCTGCACCGCCTTGTTTAACAGCGTTGACTAACATATTCAAAGCATCTTTCTGATTCTGTGTGTCTGCCTTCTCAGATTCGAGTGCAAGTTTACCAGCTGCTTCCAGAGATTTCTTTGCGTCTCTGTCAGCTTCCAGAGAAAGTTTACTCAGGTCAATGAGCGTGTCTAGCTGAACTTTCTTATCTGCTGTTTCAGATTCTTGTGCTCTGACTTCTAGGTCAGCTGCTTTTTCTAGGGCATCCATCTGCATCTTCTGTTGATCAAGTTGCAGACGCTGCTGCTCTATGTTCATCATCTGTTGCTCTGGGCTTTGTGCTATGCCTAGCGCAGCGTTTGCATTTGCCACAGCTTCAGCTGCCTCTGCCATTACCATGTCACTGGTTTGCTCGTCAGTGGCAACTCCTGTGACCATGCCACCTATCTGTTCTTGATACTTCATCAGCATGTGATCTCTGATGTTAGCATTAAGTATAGGCACGATCTGTTGCATCATAGGATTTGCACCGTTACCGGGGTCTTTGAGGAAGGCGCTCTTGAATTGAATGTGAGCATCGTGGTTCTGTCCGGGGAAAGCTGCAATGGGTTGCCCCTTGGAAGCTGCCATAATATCTGCCAGTGGGTCTCTTGCCTCTGGCTTTTGTTCTGGCGGGAGCACCTCGTCAAGGTTTGGAAAGTTTGCAGCGGTAAGAACTTCTCTGAACAGGGCTGGCATGTTAAACGTACCGGGAGGAGTTTGGCTGGCCAGTTGTATTGCCATCTGTCCCATGGCAAGCCTGTGAGCAGAAGACGGTATGTTAGGGTCAGACACAGGTATGATATCAATCCTACCATCAAAGTCATCCTTGAATACCTGCTGGTCTCCTCCTACAACTTCGTAAGGGTACGCAGGTGGGAGAGACTCAAAATTAATTCTGGCCAGAATATCAAACTCGTCTTTCTGCGACTTGTGCATTCTTTTGTGTATAGCCGTGGAGAATTTAGACGATGCGTCTAGAAGTGCCATGGTGGTTCCAACAGGACCATAGTTAGACGAGTCTTTGATAATATTCTCTGTGGAGTCAGCAAACTTTTGACCAGCTTGCACAACAAACTGTAGCATCTGTAGGAGCGTATTTGACGGTTCTTTATAGGGGAGTGGTACAATTGCCTTGGTCAGGTCAATGCCTGTGCTCTCTACCTCTTTAAACTCACCGGGAGAGATAGGTTCGTTGTCACCTACCAGTCTGACACCTCTGGCTTTGAAACCACCGGGGAGGTTGGCAAACTGTCCTGCGTCTACCAGAGAACGCATGGCAGTGGTTGCTGTCATGGTCAGGTTGCCTAGGAAGTGGATCAACCCTAGACCATAGAAAGCAAAACCCGGTACATACTTGTAGTGCGTAAAGTGAAGGATGCGCTCTTTGGTTGGGTCTTCAGGCTTATAGTTTCGTTTGATAGAAAGAACCTGTTTACTGGTTAGATCAACTGTGACTACATAGGGCAGGGCAACGCCACTAGGATCGCCATATGGTTCTGGAAGATCAATGTTACAGTGCTGCTCCAATAAAACATATTGTGGGTCCTCCTCTAACGATGGCGTGATGCCCATGATGTTGTCAATCTTCTGGTTCATAGAAGTTACTTCTGGTGCGTAGGGTTCTCCAATGTCAACATCTATGTACATTCCAGATACAACATCTTTTCTAAAATCGTTTGGAGAACGATAGATAACGTGAGTGTATCTCTCTGCTGTTCTGAGGTCAGTGGCATAGTAAGATACATAGAAATGGTCCACTGGCACAAACTCAGAGACAGGTCTGTTCTTGACCTGATCAAAATAAATTTTCTTGAAGGCAGAGCCGATAAGCGGTAGGTGAAAGAGCATACGCTCAAACTCGTCAAAGTATTCTGGCATCTGCTGTGTAAGCTGATAGTTCATAAACTGCTTGACACGTTGCGCCTGTTCTTCTCTGGCAATGGTGTTTGCGCCTATGACTTGTGATCTGACAGGACCAGCTGGGGGAAAGAGTTCTTGAGAAGCTCTGCTTTGAAACTTAACCGCTGACTCAATAAGGAGAGGGTGAACTGCCGTGCAAGCACCGTCAAAGGGTTCTGTGGTCTCCTGTAGTTTTAGTCCTAGAAGATCAAGACCGTTCTCAAATGCTTGTTCCCATTCTTCTCTGGATTCTTTGTCTGCTTCGTAGTTGTCAATGACAGCGTTACCTATTTCTACAAGATCATCTTCTTCTAGAAACTCAGCTAGATTGGCGTAGTGGTCTTGTTCGGCAATGATAAGAAGGTCTGCTTCTATCTCTGTATCACCGAACTCGACCTCTACACCTCCATCATCGGTGGGGCTAAATTGAACAACCTCTCCTTCCGTTTCTAGAACAGGCGACTCTCTTCTTAGTTCTTTTATCTCTTCCTCTGGTAGGAAAGGATTTTGTTCCACTGCCATTGACTAAGTTCCTTTACTTGGCTCTGCCACCTTTACGCATGGCTTTGTGTCGTAGACCACCACCAGCTTTTTTACGCATTTTAGTAGTCTTACCACCATACTGAAATTTCATCTTAGATGTTTTACCACCACCCATCATTTTCTTAACTGATTTTTTATTATTCTTCTTCATATGTCTCGCCATCGTCAAGGTCCTCCTGCTGATAAAGGTTGTTAAAAGTTGTATAAGGGTCCATGTAACTGTTATGGATTTCTGCAGAGTGGACATACTGACTAGGTGCAAAGTCTGGTGCACCTTCTCCAGTGATCCACATAGCAGGGTTTGTCACTCTGACCCTGTTATTGGGTAGAGCCACAATATTACCTGTGTATGATCCTGCATCTGTCAGTTCTATGACATGCGACTGTTTGTGCTGTGCAGGGTCATCTGCTATCTCGTTGTCAGTGTAGTCCACAGTAAACATATACTTACCTGTATAAAATTCTCCACCTATCTTGCAGAGCCACGGGCTAGAAGATATACGGTCCATGACAATGACAGAGTGATGTCTTGAAGAACAGTCCCATGGTTGTGCAAAGTGCGTGGGCATTAGCTCTGGTAGTTCTTCCATCTGTGTGTCAGCGATAAGACCAGTGATTGGCATTCTTGCCCACATGGCACCACCGTGTAGGTTCTCTTCGTCATCCTCTGCTTCACAACCTGTAAAGACTACGTTAAAGCTAAGACACCTGTCTGGTATTGTATTTACAGATATTGCCAGAGCGTGTAAAAAATCTCCGTGGTAATCTTCGTGGTTGTGTGTAAACTCCTTTCGTACAAGGCATCTAAAAAAAGGTATATTCGATATTAGATAAGACATTCAGTTCCAACTCCAGTATGTTTTCTTTTTCACAGGTTCGTCTTCGTAATCTGGATCATCTGGATGGGACAAATGCCAAGAATCTTTTAGATAGTGTATTGCCATGACCATGGCGTCTACTTGGTCATCGTGTTTGGCAAAGGGAAATTGTATAGCCTCCGCGTATAAATCTTCTGCCCAGTCTCTGCCTCTGGGTAGCCAGACCCTTTCAGCTTCTAGCATGGGCGTTATAGAATGTACTCTGGATACTTTATCACGGTCTGGTAGGTAATCCAACACAGGAAGTCCTGCTCTTCGCATATCTTGTATCAAGCTCTGCCCAGATGCCTTCTTTTCTATGATACACACATCTGGTTGATAGTCATCGTACAGGTCTTGCGCTGTTCTTCTTAGTTCTGGGTATTCTAATCTTTCTCTGACATTGCCCAGAAGTACAAGGTTAGGTGCTAGATATTCTCTGCCTAGGCTATCTACAAATGGGTATTCAAAGATGCCCCATGTCTGTATCACAGAGTAGTCAGCTGTGCTCCGAGTGGAGAAGGCTGTGTCATAGGTTTGTATGATCATGTCACACTCTGGTGGCTCTTCGTCTGTCCAGTTTTGAAACCACTGTGACTTGATAGCTGACCCCTCGTCAGGTGTGGGGTTCTGCATGTACAGGGCTTGCCAGTACTTAGACCCGTTGTTGGCTCTAATCTCTGCCTCGTCTAGTCTGAGTAGCTCGTCAGGTTTCCACTCTGGAAAGTAGGACGTACCTTCTGGTAGGTTGAGCATCTGTGCAGATTCTTCGTCTAGCCACGCAGGTATGGACACAACCTCCCACGGTACAGTGTCCTCTGTCTGGTTGTTGAGAAGCCAGCCACAGAGATCGTCTTCATGGTATCTGGTGTTGATGATGATGACAGAGCCATTGGGCATCAGGCGTGTTCTTA